TGCCAAAATGTGAGTGCTGCAGCCACTGCTCCCAATGGTCAACCGCACAAAATAGGCCATCTGTCAGACCTGTCGGCGGTCGAAATGCGTACCTCTACCCACTGGAGCCAGAGACAAGAATGCGCTAACTGCCCGGTTTTGCAGCTTTGCAAGGGCTCTTGCATGTTCTTAGATGGCCCACTGTGGGACGCCGGGTGCGACTCATCTTACTCTGACAACATCCCGTTTTTGGCTGGCGGCATTGAGTACCTAACTGGCTTGATTCCGTACTACATTGAGGGTGACTTTAGGCAGGAGCGCAAGGACATTTTCGGTCAGTTTGCCCAAAGCCCGCAGCCCGCCAAAAAATTCATACCCATAAAACCACTTCCACCTGACGCCCAACCCGAGTAAAATCCGGCAACTCTTCTAGTCGAGCTTTGACATGGACAACCAACAACTTTTCAACCTAGTAGTATCCGTTGCAGGGTTCCTCGCGGTGTTTGTGTTCTACCAAGTTATGCAGCGTTTGCAGCGTCTTGAGGACTCCCTCGGTTCACTTGAAAAACAGCTGCCACACGACTACGTGACCAAAGACGACTACAGGGCTGACATCAAAGAAGTCAAAGACATCTTGCGTCAGATTTTTGATAAGTTGGACGGCAAAGCCGACAAGACATGAAAGACTGGGCCGTTGCTTTTGTCGCTGCGGCCCTCGTTAGCTGCCTAACTATTTGGGCTGCGTTTTCGCTTATACCGTTACTTCAGTGGGTGCTCCGATGATTGGTATGCTGCTTGATCCAGATGCCGCCCTTGATGCGGTAAACAACGCTGTACGGCTGGTCAAAAAGGCCAGCGCAACAGCTCAGAGCGTTGAGTCGCTGGCCCCCATGCTGGGCAAGTATTTCGATGCCAAGGCCAACGCTATCGCCTCGGCTGAAGCAGCCAAGGTTGGAACGTTTGGCGGTTCTTCTATGGGTAAGGCTCTTGAAATTGAGCTGGCCATCGACTCGCAAAAAGAGTTTGAAGAAGACCTGAAACGCCTCTTTTGGAACGCCAACAAGATGGACGTGTGGCAAAAGATCAAGGCCCGCGCCACCGTGATGGAGGCAGAAGCTGCCAAGGCTGCTGGTAAAGCCAAGGAAGACGCACGGCGCAAGAAGCAAAAAGATCAGGAAGAGCTTGAAACGGCAATTGCCGTCATCCTGTCTGTGCTCATCTTCTGCGCTCTGATGTGGGGTGGATGGGAGTTGTTCTCCTTCTGTCGCAAGAACGGGTGTTGAGATGTGTGGAAAATACTCAAGTGGTTCGACGTTGGCACAGATTGGAAACTCGGGTTTGACCGATTTCTCAAGTTTTGCTGCATGGCCATCATGGCCAATTGGGTGCTTGACATGCTCTACGTTCTCCCAGTGGACGACTCTAAGTCGATCATTGAGTTTTTAAAATCAAACATACCCTTTGGAGGTGGTGATGACTAAAGCCCTTGAGAAAAATTCCAAGTACAACGAGTTTGATGTAGACGGCGACGGCGTCGTCACCGACGACGAGCTCAACCGCTCCGAGCGGATGATGCAGATCGAGAACATGGACAAGCTGGCTGACCAACAGCGCGTCATGGCTTGGGTTGCTATGTTTATGCCGTTTGCCATTATTTTGCTGCTGTGCGCCCCGTTCATTGATCTGGACAAAGTAGCCGCTTTGATGGGCTTGGCAACAGTCTTTTGCGGCTCTATGGGTACGATCGTTGTGGCATTCATGGCGGCTACTGCCTACATCCGTGGCAAGATGAACGAATGAACCCGTACGTTATTGGTGGCGTAGCAATTGCAGCTTTTGGCTCCGGCTTTGCTGTTAACGGCTGGCGCTTGAACGCTGAGATTCAAAGCATCCATGCAGCTCACGCTGCGGCTGTTGCGCAGGCTAATGCCGAAGTAATGGACCAGACTGTAAAACTGCAGGCCAAAAAAGATGACGCACTTAAAGAAGCCCAAAAAACAGCCAAGGCTAACGCTGCCGCTGCTGACCGTGCTCGCTCTGAGCTTGACTGGGTGCGCGACTACAACCGTCGCACCGCCAACGAAATCGCTGGTGCTTCCTGCACCTCCGTTAGAGACCACGCCACAACCGCAGCAGCCGTATTCTCAGAGTGCAGCGCAGCTCTTACAGACATGGCGCGAAAGGCTGATGGCCACGCCCTTGACGCAAAAACCCTGATCCAATCTTGGCCTACAACTGAAAGGTAAAAAATGATTACAGCGCAACAAGTTCAAGAGTTAGGTCTCTTTGCCGACTGGCTGGAGCCTTTGAACGAGGTTTTTACCCGCTATGAAATCAACACGCCAGCCCGCATGGCTGCGTTTATTGGCCAGTGCGCACACGAGTCCGGCAACTTCAAAGTGTTGCAGGAAAACTTGAACTACAAGTCGGACGCTCTGATGAAGCTGTTTAGTCGCCCGCGTATTAGTGAAGAAGACTGCAAGAAGTACGGTCGCCGTGACGAGATCAAGCAGCGAGCAGACCAAGAGGCCATCGCCAACATCATCTATGGTGGTGACTTTGGGCGTAAGAACTTGGGCAACACTGAGTTTGGCGACGGTGCCAAGTACAAGGGCAGAGGCCTTATCCAGCTGACCGGCAAGGCTAATTACACCAAAGCAGCAGAAGCCTTGGGCGTGGACTTGGTTAATTCCCCCGAACTCGTGGCTCAGCCGAAGTACGCTGCGCTGACTGCTGGCTGGTTCTGGAACCGTGGCAACCTCAATGCTTTTGCTGACTCCGGCGACATCGAGGGTATGACAAAGAAAATTAACGGCGGCACTATCGGCTTGGACGATCGCAAGAAGCACATTGCTCACGCACTTGAAGTCCTTGGCGCATAACGCCCTGCCCGCTACAATAGCGCCCAATGCAGGAGGCCACTATGGCACAACAGTTTTCAAACAACGCTAGAGCTTTGCTCGTAGCGGGTATTAGCTACTCTGACACCTCGCTCGTTATCCAGTCGGCAAAGGCCGATTTGTTTCCAGTTGCCAACACTGGCGCTGCCCCGGTGCCAGCCGCGACTAACTGGTTTAAGGCCACGCTGCAAAACTCCGCTGGCGCGGTAGAAATTATCTACGTACGGACCAGAACCGCTGGTTCCGGCGTTTTCTCAAACATCCTGCGTGGGCAGGAAGGCACTGCAGCGCTTAGTTTCGTTGCTGGTACTGTTGTGGGTCTACGCGTTACGGCGCAAGATGTCCAGACCGCACTTGACTTGGCCGGGCAAAACAATGCTTTTACTGGCAACAACACTTTTAGCGGTGCCAACACTTTCAGTGGTGCAACTACCCTCACGGGCAACAACAGTTTTACAGGAACTAACACGTTCACTGGCCCTGTCGCCTTGCCTTCGAGCGCTACAGCGGTTACGCAAACTGCGGGAAATAGCTCCACTGCACTGGCCACTACGGAGTTTGCGTCCTCGGCTATCGTGGCTGAGCGCACCGCAGCTGCAACCCTGACAAATAAAACAATTGCCAGCCCGGCGCTAACGGGCACCCCTACAACGCCGACGGCGGCGGTCAATACGAACAACACACAAGTTGCATCGACTGCGTTTGTAGTTGCTCAGATAGCTGACGACGCGCCAACAAAAACCGGAGGCGGCGCTTCAGGAACTTGGGACATCAACGTCAACGGTAACGCTGCAACAGCCACGTTAGCTACCAACGTTGCGAACGGCTTTGGTGTTGGGCAAGTCTGGCAGGGCGTGGGACGTGGCTCTGGCACTTGGTATCAAAACACAACTGGCCGACCCATTATGGTGTTTGCCCGCTGGGGTACATTTGCTGCTGCGGTATCTTTTAACGTCAACCCAAATGCGCCGGACTACAGCGGGTCTACGGACATCACGTTCACTGACGGCGACAGCGGCGATTCGGGAGACTACGGTATTATCGTTGTGCCGCCCAATCACTACTACACGTGTAACAATTGGGGCGATGCTCGGGAGTTGCGATAATGAGTGAACAAGGTTTTTACCATCCAGCACGCGGGTATTGGCAGACTAATGCCGAGGCTAGCGCTGAAGTTTTGGCTGCGTACCCAGAAGGCACAAAGCAGGTTTCTGTTATGCCGGGGCCCGGTTACGTCTATGACGGTAACGCATGGCAACCGCCCAGCCAGCAGTGGATTGATGAACAAGCGGAAATACTGGTTCGCTCTGAGCGAGCGTATCGCTTAGCACGTGAAGTAGACGATGTGGCTAGAAATCCTCTGCGCTGGGGCAGCATGTCTGCCGAAAAGCAAGCTGAGTGGGCTGCGTATAGAACAGCACTGCTGGACATTACGGACCAGCCGGGGTTCCCCCACCAAGTACTGTGGCCCACAAAGCCATCCTGATCGGAGCTCAACATGGCCCAGCTATTTACCAACAACGCCCGCGCAACAATTACATCGTCCATTACGGCTGACGCTACGTCTATCGTTATCGACGCAACAAAAGCAGACTTGTTTCCTGTAGCTACAGTGGGCTCAGGCTCCATTCCATCGTCTGGTGACTGGTTCAAACTGACACTGCAAGACTCGGTTGGCAACGTTGAAATTGTTGCAGTTCGCACACGTGCTGCGGGCTCCAGTCTTTTGTCCAACGTCATCCGTGGATACGACGGCACTACTGCGCGAGCATTTACTTCCGGCACGGTTATTGGCCTGCGACTGACCGCCGAAGACGTGCAAACTGCACTTGCCATTACATCCGAGAACAACGTGTTTACCGGGGACAACGCGTTTACCGGCACCAACGAGTTCACGGGCACGCAAACCTTCTCCGGCCTGACTACATTCAGCGACGACGTTGAGTTCAACGACCCTGTTACTGGCGACTTGATTGGTAACGTAACGGGTAACTTGACTGGTAATGTTACTGGCAACGTGACGGGTAATGTCTCTGGTAGCGCTGGCTCGCTGTTGAGCGGCCTATGGACTGTTTCCGATGTTGCTGGAAAGCTCACGTTCAAGTACAACAACGTTGCGGTGTTTTCAATCACCAGCGCTGGCGCAATTGTGGCCAAGGATGATTTAACCGGCTTTGGAACGCCGTAAGGGGGCACTATGGCCATTCCACCCTCCGGGACAATAAGCATCCAGCAACTCCAGACTGAGTTTGGTGGGACGAACCCAATCAGCTTGAGCGAGTACTACCGCAACGGCCCGTACGTTACGGCCAACAACACAGGTATACCAACCAGTGGCGCATCTAGGCTAGGTGCGTTTCGCGGTACGGTTCGGCAGTTTGCGTTCACCATATCCGGCAACCATGACCGGGCTAATCTGCGTTCTCTCGCGGTTTCCGCTGGCTGGAACCAGTCGGACTACCTGAACGTAACGGTAGACGCCAACGCAAACATTTCTTCCAGTACAACAGCTACTGCTGCGTTCACCATCAACGGCTCTTACCCCAACGGTGTGTTGGTTGTCAACAACGGCTACATCGTAGGTATGGGCGGTAGGGGCGGCAACATGGATAACGCCGGTTCTCCGGGAGGCCCAGCTCTGGCTGTCAGCTCGCCTGTGTCAATCAGCAACGCGGGTGTTATTGCAGGTGGCGGTGGCGGTGGCGGAGCTGGATACACTTGGGGCTGGAACGGCCTTAACCGCTCTTCTCCCGGTTCTGGCGGTGCGTCTGGTCTTACTGCTGCTTCTGGCGGTAGCGGTTTACCCGGCTGGTCCGGGCCGGGCTACTCTTCCGCTGGGCCTAATTCACGCGGCTTGTACGCCACTGGTGGCGCCTCGTACAACTGGGGTTGGGGTGGCAGGATGTCGTCTCCCGGCGGTATTGGTGGTGCTTGGGGCACTGCAGGCGATAATGGCGGCACCGTGGATGGTGTTTACAACTACACCGGCTATGCAGGCGGCGCAGGCGGCGCGGCTGTTACTGGCAACGGAAACGTTACATGGTTAGCTACTGGCACACGTTACGGTGCGCTGGTATAAAGGACACTTATGACAGCAGTTCACATCAAGGCGTTTCGCGGCCAAGTCCCACGTATCAGCGAGCGGTTGCTCAAGCCCAACAACGCGGCTACAGCTTTAAACTGCAAAATCACAGCCGGTAGTTTGGACCCACTGTCTGGCATTGGGCGCGTGTATGACGCCACCAGAATGGTCGAGACGATCTACCGCTATCGCGCTTTTTCTGGCGGAGCGTTTGCCGACAACTGGCTTACATGG